CTGCAATCCTAAAGCCGATTACTGCTAAGGCTCGTGGATTTATACCTTCTACGACTCCTTTGAGTGGTTGGGCTGATAGTAATCAAAAGGGTTCTTGGTCTAATCGTGTCTGGTCCTCATCTGAGGCAAAGCGTGGCATTGGTTACAAAACAACACCATCAAAGCCTAATCGATCAGGTTTTAGATCTTTAGCTCGCATTGTCAATGCTTCTGTGTCAGGCGCAATTTATGAAACCGCTGGTCGTAAGAATCCACAGGGCAGACCACAAGGCAAAATGCGTGAAGTAGTCATACCTACACGCAGACTTGATACAGGTGTCGGTGAGCATCGCTATATGACTAGCACAGGCAAAGGCTATGGCAAAAGTAATAACCCTTATGCAGGACAACAATTTATTGACGCCATGAATCAAACAGGTCAGATTGTCAATGCCTATGTTCGCCAAGAAGGACAAAGAGGACGCGCTAGCAATAAGATGAAAGGTCGCGCAATCTTTCGTGCTTGGGCAGAAGATCAAGGAAGAACACAGGCAGCAGTCATTAAGGCTATTGAAAGTTCTAAAGACAAACTAGAATCAAGATTGAAGGTGAAGTAATGGCAGCCGATGTAAAGATTGATATTGCCGCTGAATTCACTGGTAAAAAGGCGTTTAAGCAAGCGGACACAGCAACCCAGAAACTTATGGGCAATGTTAAAAAACTAGCTGGTGCTGTAGGTCTTGCTTATGGCACCTCTGCAATTATCGCTTATGGCAAAGCATCTGTTAAGGCTTTTGCAGCAGATGAAGCAGCAGCAAGACGATTGACAACAGCTGTAGAGAACTTAGGCATTGGCTTTGCTAATCCTCAAATTGCAGATTACATTGCCAATCTAGAAAAGTCAGCGGCTATCGCAGACGATGTTCTTCGTCCAGCGTTTCAATCTTTGCTGACAACCACCGGCAGTCTTACAAAGTCTCAAGAATTACTTAACAATGCCATTCAGATTAGCCGTGCCTCTGGGATTGATTTAGCCACAGTATCAGGCGACTTGGCTAAAGGTTATGTAGGAGTTACCAGAGGGCTTGCTAAATACAATACTGGATTGACTAGAGCAGAACTTCAATCCAAATCATTTTCTGAAATCCTAAGCGTTATGCTCGCTCGGTCTGCTGGATCAGCCGAGGATTATTTAAGCTCTACTTCTTATCAGATGAATGTATTGGGTATTGCTACTGGTAATGCTTCTGAAATTATTGGTGGCGGTTTAGTAGATGCTTTTGCTCGGATTGGTGGCGGTACTGAGGCTAGTGATGCAGCATTTGCTATAGAGACTATTGCAACTGCTATTGCTAAGGTTACCTCAGCCACAGGTTCGGCATTGGGTGTTATTCCTAACCTGATTAAGAATCTAAAGAATTTGCCTAGCCAAATCTTCATGGGGTTTGCAGGCAAGCAGGCTGGCGTCACTTTAAGTCCTGCTAAAAAGGAAGAAAAGAAGCTCACTCTTACACAGGTGCAACAACAGCAAGCGTTGGCTAAATTAGAAGCTGCTGCTGTAAAGCGTAACAAAGAACTATTAGCACTTAAAACTAAGCAACTTGCAACAGACAAATCTAAAGCTGCTTTAGAGAAGGCAAACCTTGCCCTAAACAAGGCCACAGATGTCTTTGACATGGACAAGATCCAGATTGCAGCAGCTCTGACCAATCAGGCTGAGCAACTGGGCAAAGCAACTACTTCATCACAAGTCTTGCAAATTGCTAATGACACTGCTCGATTGAATGTCAAGAAGTCAATCCTTGCCTTGGAAGATGCAATTGCCTCTAAGGATGAAGCAGCGATTGTAGCTGCAACCAATAAACTTAATGCAGACCTTAAAATCCTTGGAGCTTTAGGTCAGCAAAATGTAAAACTTCTAGACATTAAATCTATCCTTGATACTTTGATGCCTAAAGATCTCATTAATCTTGCTAATCTCAACGAGGCTTTGCGCTTACTTGGTCTTATCAATCTGGCCAACACTGGCTCTAAGACTGCATCAGTAGCGGCCACCCCAGCACCATCTATTTCTGGTATGACTCCAGCTACAACTATCGCTCAAACTAATGCCAATGTTGCTGCTCTTGGTGGCGTGATCACTCAGATCCAGCCTAACCTTAAAGAATACACACCCAACACAGGCATGCTTTCAGGTATTAGCCCTAATGGTCGTGAGTTTAATTTTACTGTCAATGTGAACACAGGCATTGGTGATCCTAACGCCATCGCAGAGGCTATTGAAAATGTATTGGTTGAGGCTAATTACCGAGGCACACTCAGAGGACTTATCGCGGTATGACATGGCTTCCAGAGTGGCGAGTGACAGTAGGTGATGATGTCTATACGACTGTTACCTCTGTCTCTTTTGCATCTGGTCGTTTAGATATTGATCGACAAGCCACAGCAGGTTACTGCCAAGTAGAGATCATCAACACTACCAATGCCGCCTTTACGATCAATGTCACTGAGCCAATTACTTTAGAACTTAAAAATGGCAGTGGCACTTATGTCACAGTATTTGGTGGCGAAGTATCAGACTTTAACATTGGTGTCAGAAGCCCAGAAGAGACTGGCTACATTACCACTGGCACAATTCTTGGCATTGGTGCACTTGCTAAACTGACAAAGGCTGTCTATAACACAGCACTTGCAGAAGGCTTGGATGGCGCACAGATTGCAGCCATTCTAGGGTCAGCCCTTAACCTTTCATGGGCAGAAGTAACACCTACCTTGACATGGGATACCTATCCTGCAACTCAGACATGGGCAGATGCCGAGTCCTACATTGGCACTATTGACTCAGGCTTCTACACAATGATTGCTCTTGCAGCTAGTGCTTCTGCCAAATCACAGACTCTTGCAGATCAGATTGCTACTAGCGCACTAGGTCAGCTTTACGAGGAGAAAGACGGAGATGTCTCTTATGACGATGCAGATCACAGATCTAACACTCTCGCAGCAAATGGCTATACTTTCCTCGATGGTTCATTCGCATCACCATCCTCTATCAAATCAACAACTCAGATTGCTCGCATCCGTAACAGCCTTATCTATCGTTATGCCACAGGATACGGATCAACCTACAGTACCTCTGACGCAGACTCTATAGCCTCATACGGCCTGTTTGAGCGTTCATTCGATTCTAACATTAAGAACCTTGCAGACATCACGGATATCGCCAATAGAGAGCTAAATCTAAGGCGTGTGCCTAAAGGCTCATTAGGGGCAATTACTTTTCGCCTAGATAATCCAGACATGACCACGGCAATGCTTGACAGCCTTGTGGGAGTTTATTTCGGTCAGCCTGTGCTTATCAACAACTTGCCGAGCAACCTGCTTGGTGGCACTTTTGAGGGCTTTGTTGAGAATGTAGCTTTAAGAGCCACACCTAGTTATGTCGAGATAACCCTTTATATCTCAGCTACAGAGTTCTCATTATCAACGACACAATGGGACACAGTTTTGCCTAGCACAATAACATGGGCAACCACAAATGCTACACTTATCTGGAATAACGCGACAGGAGCACTTAATTAAATGGCAACATCACCGATCTATAGCTGGCCAGAACCCGATAACACGGATCTGGTAAAAAATGGCGCGTTAGCCATCCGCACACTAGGCAATGCGATTGACACCACAATGGGCACAATGGTTGCTAAAACTGTTGTGGATGCTAAAGGTGATCTGATTGCAGGCACAGCTAACGACACAGTAAATCGCCTAGCAGTCGGCAACAATGGCGAGACACTCGTAGCAGATAGTTCCACCTCGACAGGCTTGCGCTATAACGCTAATTTTGCAGCAGGTAAGAACAAAATCATCAATGGTGACTTCTATTGGAATCAAAGAAATCTGACAAGCCAAACAACAGATGGCGCGTATGGTTTTGACAGATGGCGTATGTACGCATCAAGCGGTGGTACTTATTCTGCTCAAACTTTTACGGCTGGAACAGCACCAGTAGCAGGTTATGAAGGAAAAAATTTTGCTCGCATTGTCACGACAGGGCAAAGCGGTGCAAGTGTTTATACCTCTATTGATCAGCCAATCGAAGATGTTCGAACTTTCGCAGGTCAAACTATTACCATTTCATTTTGGGCAAAGGCAGCATCAGGTACTCCAAAAGTATCAGTTGAAGTGTTGCAAAATTTCGGAAGTGGCGGAAGCGGAACAACTTTCACGAATGGTTCAGCGGTTACGCTTTCAACTTCTTGGGCAAGGTATTCAATGAGTATTGCTGTGCCTTCAATTACTGGCGCAACAATCGGCACAGGTTCTAATCTTGACATTACATTTTGGGTATCTGCTGGAACTTCTTTTGCATCTCGCGCCAATTCAATCGGTATTCAATCAAACACTTTTGATTTTTGGGGTGTACAGGTTGAGGCTGGTTCAGTTGCTACATCTTTCCAAACTGCAACAGGAACAATCCAAGGAGAATTAGCCGCTTGCCAGAGGTACTACTATCGTACAAATGCCAGCGGTGCCGCGTATACTCAATTTGGTTTCGGTAATGCTTGGAGTACGACAGATGTAATGTTACAGGTTAAATTACCAGTCACAATGAGAACAAAACCAGCAACCCTTGAAACAAATGCTCTATTAGCATCTGATGGTTTTACTAATTTGGCAATCACAAGCCCAGTCTTAGGTGGTAGTTCTAGTCCAGATTTATTATTTTTGACTGGAACAGTTTCAGGTGCTACCGCTTATCGTCCTTATCAATTATGCGCAAATGCAAGTACTTCAGCCTATGTCGGCGTAAGTTCGGAGTTGTAAAATGAAAATCCAAGAAATTACTGTAACAAATGCTTTTGGTGCTGAGGATCACATAATCATTACTAATGAGGACGGTTCACAGATTTCAATGCTGAAATCAACTTATGAAGCGCAGCAAGCGGAACAATCCACACCAATTGTGACGGATGAAGCCAAGACTAAGTAAAGCTGCTATCCAACTTCGAGAGCAGTTTGATGACTCATACCCAAGTCGTGATCGCAGCTCGGATGGCTGGATCGGTGATACAAGACACGCGGCTCGCCCTAGCGATCATAATCCCGATGTTGATGGCTGGGTTCGTGCCATCGATGTTGATCGTGATCTCAGTGGTAGGGCTAAGCCAGACCTCATGCCAGATCTTGCAGATCAGATTCGTCTCTTATGCAAGTCTAAAAAAGAAAGACGCATTACCTACATTATCTTTGATGGTCGTATCGCCTCAGACAAAAAGTCCTGGGAATGGCGACCATACGAAGGTTCAAACAAACACAACCACCACTGCCATATCTCGTTTGCAAAAGAAGCTGACAATGATTCGGCTTTTTTTCAAGTACCTATGTTAGGAGCAAGTCAATGAATGAATTAAAAACAGCAGCAGGTTCATGGGCTAGAGCCTTTTTGGTAGCAGTTATCTCAATGGCAGCAGCTGGGGTCACAGATCCTAAAGCTCTTATTGCAGCAGGCATTGCATCTATCTTGCCACCGGTGCTTCGCTATCTCAACGCTAACGATCCAGCAATGGGGATTAAAAAGTGACACAGACTGACTTCTTTACTCTTTACATTGCTACGCTTAGCATCATTGGTGGCTTGTCAGGCTTTGTCATAACACATTTGATGTCTGAGATTAAGCGACTTAATCAGCGTGTCGATGAGATCTACAACTTACTTCTAGAGCGATAATTTTGTCATGGCAAGAAAAGCGACTAAGAATCTAGTTGAGCAAGATTACTCAGCTCTCGATGCTTACTGCATTGGGATGTACGAGTTTGCTCAATCTCTAAAGCGAGCAGGCTTTGATGAAGAGACTGTGCTTGGCATCATCGTAGAGCGATCAGCCTATCCTGCATGGATCTTGCCTGATCCGATAGAACCAGAACGCTTCGGTGATTACGAAGATGAGGATGACGATTAAGCGAATTGTCGTAGTTTCGGACTTACAAGTCCCTTACCATGACAGGGTTGCAACTCGTAACCTTGCAAGCTTCATCACAAAGTTTAAGCCAGATCAGGTTGTCACAATAGGTGACGAAATCGACCTACCACAGATTAGCAAGTGGGAAGAAGGTCGCATGGGCAGTTATGCCCAGACGCTTGATGATGATCGCAATGAAGCTGTTCAGCTGCTCTGGGATTTAGGCGTTACAGATTGCATCCGTAGCAATCACACAGATCGCCTGTATAACATCATCATGGCTAAAGTACCTGCCTTCGGTGCATTGCCAGAACTACGCTTTGAGAAGTTCATGAAGTTTGATGAGCTAGGCATTACCTTTCACAAGAACCCTATGGCTATTGCTCCTAACTGGATTGCAGTGCATGGAGATCACACTCCTATCAAGCCACAAGGGGGTCTATCAGCCCTAGAAGCGGCTCGTAGGCATGGCAAAAATGTCATCTCAGGTCATACTCACAGAGCAGGCAGATCGGCCTTCTCAGAGGCCTCTGGGGGCCGTATAGGGCGTGTTCTGCATGGCGTTGAGGTAGGCAACCTCATGGACTTTAAGCAGGCTCATTACACAAAGGGCTCAGCCAACTGGCAACAGGCTTTTGCCATCATGTATGTGCATGGATCTAAGGTTCAGGTCGATTTAATCAATATTGAAAAGGATGGCACATTCATTGTGTCTGGAAAGTCCTACGGCCGACCTAGATAATCGTTATCGTTTCGTTACCTAAATGTGTTAGACATTGTCAGATCGGCATGAGACTCTAAATCTGTAGCCAATCAAGGGCATTGGCACAGATAGGTACGGAAATGACAATTACACCAATTCAACGCCACCCAATTCGTTTAACTTTT